AGAAAGAGTAATAGTATCGAGTTCACCTTCACACACTCCAATGTAATCGCTTGCCTTGTCTATGTCTAATACGTTATACATTCTGGTATCAGCACCAGTCATTCCCATATATTTAGGTTCAACAGCAGGATTAAGACTGCGAAAACGCAAATCGACTGCACCAGTCTTGGTAATATACGGTATGGATAATCTTCCTTGGAATGCTTCGTGTCCAACTTCAGGCTCCACGACTACGCCTAATTGCGCCAGCCGTGCTACCTCCAATGGAATGCCTCTGCTTTTTAGGTAATCTTCCGCCCGATAAATGTTTTCCCCGTAACGTGCTGCTGCTTTGTCCAGTAATTCCTTCTGCGATGCGCTCTGCTTCACGTATATTAACTCCTTCTTGTTGGCTTATTATTTGTAAACTGTTACCTTGCACTCCGCAGGCGAAACAGAAGAATATATTATTGTCAAGATTCGCAGTTCCTGATTGGTGCGTATCGGAGTGGAAAGGACACTTGAGATTAACTTGCCCGTGGTCTTGTCGTAGATTTGCTCCGTAGTGCAAAAGAATTTCTCTAATGCTTGGTAAGTCATTGTCATTTCTTCTCACCATATCCTGCCTCTCTTAAAAGATTAACAACATCTTCTAACCTCAACACTACAACCCAATCTTTAATTCTTTCTTCACCTTGACCATTAAGTCTTAAACAAACTAAACCAAGTATGCCAGTCTTAGCACGTTCTTTTAATTGCTTAATAGCACTAGATGGATTGAACCCAGTTCGTGCTTTGACTTCCCAATCTATACCAACACACCCAGTTATATCTGTACCACTACGACCTGCACCAGTAGATTCTGCATATGGGAATCCATTAAGTGCTAAGTATTCAGCCACTACTTTTTGGCTACGGTATCCCCTATGTTTACGGGATTGAGATGGCACTAGTACGCACTCTTATCTTTCCTAAGAATGCGAACAGCCCAATCTAATCCTTGATTAAGTCCATCACCCCACTCATCGGTAGGTTTAATCTTTCTTTCTTCAATCTTGGTAATAAAATCTTTTAGTTCTGCGTTAACCTCAAGTAAAACAAGACGACGAATCTCCTGTGTCATATCATCTTCTTCTTCTCTAATCACACTCACTCCTTAAACTGTTCGACTGGCACTCGCCAGCCTTCAATGTATGAATCATACCATTCGTCAGTCATATAGTCGGTAGGCGCAATGTGTCCATATACCTCAACTTCAGAGTAATACTCAGTGTCCAATACCTTAGCCCCAAAGATATAGTTGTTGATGTCCTTCTTCCAAAAGGGTATAGAAGTTTGGGTTCGTATAGACCTAACCTCATAGTTCGCCCCTACATCAGCCAATAATTTACGTTGAGGATGAAGATTATTAGGGTACCAAGGGACATTCCAAGACTGGTTATACTGCTTGGCTACCGCCCACTCGCATACATTTGCCCTGATATTGGACAGCAATTCGTGCTCCAACTTGCCATCTATCTTACCTTTAGCATAGTTGGGTTTGTCTGTTGAGCCGAACTTGGCTAGCCATCTTTCTACTGCAAGGATAGTAGCAACCCTAACCTCATCTTTATCTAGGGCTACTATCAACGCCAGGCAACCTTTGGATACTTAGTAAAATTAATAAAGAAAAATAGGAAATCAAATCTATTTACCCTAGCAACTATTGTATTTAGATTGTCTTCCTTCATATCTATCAAAGGATACTTTTCATACCCAATACCAAAGCAATGTATGGTATTAAATCCAATGGTTATAGAGATACTGCCAATATCTTTAGTCAATGTATTAACCACCATTCTCTGGTATGTCAGACATAAACATAAACTCAGGATTAAAAGATAACCAGCAGTTTAAATTAGCGTTAGCATCTGCCCGACCATATCTGTTCTTTACAGGGGCAACAGCCATAGAAGTACCAACAACTCCAAGAGTGCAGATAAGAGCAGGAAGTTGCGCCACTTTGCCCTGAAGAGCCGAGCGAGGCTGACAAGGAGTACCAAGTACAGCCTCAGAAGTGTGATGAAGAATAATAATAGCAGCGTTAGTAGCACGAGCAAGGTATTTCAACTCCTTCATAATCGCCCTCATAGAAGCGAACTCTTCGCCTCCGTCAGTTGCAATGTCCATAAGATTATCTACAAAGATTGCTACGGGTGGGCAACCCCATAGTTCTTCAAAGGCTTGGACTTCTTCATCTATGTCTTGCAATGTAGGACTAGATTCAAATGACCAAACAATATGAGCACCCTTTGCTAATACAGCACGAGTCCAGCCTTGGTCAGTATTCATTAACTCTTCTACATCAGTTTGATTCTTACCTGAAATCATTGAGGCTAATCGCATAGCCATAGTGTGAGCATTAGTGTCAGCAGATATGTATAGGCTAGGCACTTTCATATTTAATGCTAAGGCTAAAGCAAGAGTTGACTTGCCTACACCTGGAGTTCCTGCAAGCATAGAGACTTCTGCTCTACGAAATATAATTTTATTACTTTCGAATGTTTTAAATACTGAAGGTAGTGGCTCTCCGCCAATATCTTTTCTACCTACGCTACGAACAAGCGTTCTCATTGGTTTCCTGTCTTAAGTTGGAGGAGGGATAATATCTTCCCCTTGCTACTACCCCTCCGCCAATTCTTATTCTAGTTCTTGTTGAACTAGTTTGCTGGTTTGCATTGGTCTGGTGTCCCCTGCGGGGTTGGGCAAGCCCAGAATGCGTAAGGTTTCCCCGTCGTTTTGCTTACTCCACTGCGATGGATTCTTGCTCCGTGTATACACGTCGGGGTTGAGAGACCTCCCGTAGCGGATGGAGGCGATTGCGGGGCGGTTGTGGAGGTAGGCGACTGCACTATGCCTACTGTTGAACCAGTGGTCCCCAAAGGGGCGACAGTGTAAGCACCTTGAATTAACTTTCCAGTTGCTGCAATCTGTGTAGAGTAATCACTCACACCTTCAAGCAACACTGATAGTTCTTCAGAAGTATTTGCACGTATATTAATCAAGTCTCCAGATGGAGTTTTATAAGAGACTTGTAACTTCCAGTCTTCGTTTGCCATTTATTTATCCTTCGTGAATTGGCAGTGTTCTGTGAGTCCACAGTAACTGCACGATTGTAGGTTCGGTAGAAATATACCAGCCTTGCGAGCCTTATCAAAGCCTGACACAAAATATTCTAATGTATCTAGTGTATATCTACTAAGGTCAATCATTTCCCCTGTCCCTGACTCACGAGACATCCAGTAATTACCTAGATTGACTTTAACACCAAGCATCTCTTCTACACCGACTTTATAAAAGCCTAATTGTAAATCAGATACTGGCTTACGAGAGGATGTTTTCAAGTCGACAATCACAAGTTGTCCGTTAACTTCAAATATCCTGTCAATAAACATCTTCACTGGCACGTCAGCAATGATGGGATTTAATTCCAACTCAATAGCCCGAACACCTTGAGGGGTAGTCCAGATTTTCCAGTCTTTATTATTTTTGCGCCAAGAGATGTAGTTGTCTACCCACTTGGAACCCTGTGTATTCCACCAAACAGCATCTTCCTTGTTTGGATTTGCAATAGTTGAACGACCAGCAACACGAGCAGTTGTTAAATCTAGTCCTTCAGATTCTTTAGCCCAAGCCTTTTCCCATAGTTCATTCATTTTCTAGGTCATACAATTCTGTCGCATAGTGAAAGGCTCTGCCACCAGCAGACCATATTGAAGGCTCTTCTTCTAACTTCAGTAATCTTCCTAAGTAATACTGATAGCCACAAGTTAAATAAGTTGTAAATGCTGAATAAGATATATGTGCAGGCAGTTCATATCCATCAAGTTTAAGCATAGTTTCTCCTGTCTATTGAATTAGATAACCCTCCTGCGGAGGACAGGAGAGTACTCAACACAAGAGAGTTATCTAAATTTATTTATATTTAATTATACTACCCTGTCGGGTAATTAGATTTAGGAAAGCCCCCCTACCCCCCATAAAAAATTATGGTTGGTAGAGAAGACATAACCCTGTCGGTATAACCGTCATTGAGGTTTCGCCCCCACCATTGCTGGTAGATGAATATTAACACAAGCACCTGACATATGGAAGCCATAGACACACCAATTAAAAACACAATAATGAACGACAAAAGACCCCCTTCCCAGTATCTCTACTAGGTCGGGGGTTATTTGTGTCTTAAAGGGGCGTTTAAAGCCCGATTAGGGCTACTTCTCTGTGCGTCCAAACTCTGGTGCTGACTTGTCTAGTGCCTTTAAAATAGGTCCTACTAGGCCAGCAACGAATGCTGCTGCCAATACCTTTGGCTCACGTTGTCCTGCCGTATATAGAGCAACAGCAGATGCTGCAGCAGCACGAAGGTATGAGAGGGCAATTTGTTTTACTTTTTCTTTGTCAAACATTTTTTCTCCTTAGAGGAACTTAACTAACTCAGCCCAAGTTTTTGGACCGATGATGCCATTGGAATCAATACCGTCGTGATTGTCTTGGAACTTAACCACAGCAGCCTTGGTCTTTGGACCGTAGATTCCATCAGCACTTAAAGCAAGGGCTTTCTGTACAATCTTTACGCCATTGCTTCTATCTCCAGGCTTAATAGTGCCAGGAAATTCTGGTGTATCTGATACTGGTACAGCAACATTAACTTCGTTACCCGTGTAATTAGGACGACCAAAGCCAACTACGCTTACCATAACTTTCTTTTTATTTTTAATGTAGCCACGAACCTTTACTGCTACTTCACCACCATTGCGTTGGTCTCCTCTAGCATTGCCAGCAGTATTACCTTCGATACAAGTAACAGTTCCATCTCCGTTGTTTTCAATTACAATACCAACGTGAGAGATTCTATCTACATTATCTCCAGGGAAATCAAAGAAAGCAATATCGCCAGGTACTGGCTTAGCATTCTTAGCATCAGTCCAGACGCCCATCTTCTTAAAGGCACCAGCACCAGCAACAGTAGATACCATATTAGGTACTTTTACTCCTGCTTGATTAGCGCACCACATAACAAATGAGCCACACCAAGGTAGAAAGTTTGCCTTAGTAAAGGCTCCATACTTGGTTTGATTATCTTTAGGACCTTCAATGGTTCCTACTTCATTCTTCGCAACCTCA